CTCCCACTTATTATAATGAACTTCTTTGTTTATCGTTTTGCCACTGACCATTGTATAGTTCAGCTCCATTACATTCATGGAAGTATATTTGTGCTACACGAGCATCTTTTTCAATGAATATAGTTTCGTGAACATACAATAATGTACCCATGTTTTGTGTTTCAAAGCCTGGGTCAAATACAGGGCTATTAATGATTGCACCATTGCGGTATAATGATGAACGTTGTTTAATGAATGCTACCCGGTTTTCAGGTATTTTACAACCTTCATTAAATGTAATATCATAAACACCATCATATAATAACCAACCTTCAACACCGTCTAACATTATTGTGTTTTGAGGAGTATATTCAGTAAGTTCGGTTTTATCCTTTAATACTTTACCAATTTTCCCTTGACGATAAGTGTTATCCCCTATTTTAAGACCGATTTTTTGTACTTCTTTTAAAGTAATATCGTATCCTACTTGGGCTGGTTTGCCCTTAGTGTTTTCTAATAGTAGTAGACCCTCGTCTACAATTTGTTTTGCGTTTAACATATTTTAAATTTACTAAAGTTCTTCTACAATTCCAAGTATTTCTGCTATTACCATTCCTAGAACAAATATTCCAGTACTAAATAGAAGCCCAATACAGGCACCCATTCTGATTAATGATTTAGCGAAACTAATTGAAAAATGCCAACTTGTTTTTGATTCTCTAGATTGCATAATCTTGTATTGTTTTTGAATCTGCTCTTTCCCATGGATAAACTATCCAGTCTTTATCTACTACTTCATAGTGGAATGTTGGTTGTACAGATGCTGTTTCTTTTGTATGAATTGTTGCTGTTGGAACATTATACTTGTGTAATGTTAGTCCTGAATCACAGATATCATCTATTATCAGAACTTTATTGTCTAATACCATTCCAGGTCTAAACAATGGAATGTCTAATTTATGAGATAACATTACAGCGGGTATTAATCCTCCTCTAGGCATTCCAAATATATATTGAATATCTAGCCCACTAGATTTTAATTGAGACGCTATGTTATCCACAGCAGTCTCAATATAATCCCAGGTAATAAATCTTTTGTTCATATTAGAATTTTGTTCCATTTACTTCAATCGCGTGTAAGAATTCTTCTCTAATTAAATTTTCTTTTTCCATAAACACACCACTAAACTTATTTGTAGTCATAGTAGAACCGTGTTTAATACCTCTATGTGAGCAACATGTATGCTTACAAGCAATACTAACTGCTACTGATTCACATTGCATTTTATTAGCAATATAATCGTGGATTTGTGTTGTTAATGACTCTTGCATTTGTGGTCTACGTCCAAACCATTCAACGATACGATTTAATTTACTTAAACCAATAACGTTTTCAGCAGGAACATATGCTACAGTAGCATAACCTGTAAATGCTAAGTTATGGTGTGCACACATACTAACAATAGGAATACCTGATTGGATTACTAATCCATCATATCCTTCATCATTAGGAAATACTGTAATATTTGGTTCATCACTAATACTACCTACGATTAAATCCTTCAACCACGCTTTAGCTACACGACGAGGTGTATCTTCAGTTTGTCTATCTGCTTTGTAATCAAACCCCACTGCTGTAAGGAATTGAGCATACGCCTCAGATGCATTATTAATCATTTGCTCAATCTCTTCTGGTGTACGAGCTAAATTACCATTTGATTTTTTTAATAATTCCATATTTTATTTTTTACTTTCGAAATATAATTCCCTTACTTTGCTTCCCAAAATTTGATCATTTGGATTATTTTCAATTAACCATTCTGGTACTAGAATATTGTTGTGATTTGTTCCTGCATCGAAACATTTAGAACATAATTGACCAGCACCCTCGATATAACCGATTCTCATGTCTACATGAGTAGATTCATCATATGGAGTCTCTACTCCACATAATATGCAATGATCTTTTGCCATATAATTTATTTTATTTTGTAAATATCATATACCATATTTCACCCAACATTCTAATTCCCCAATATAGGATAGTAAATCCTAAGGCCAAAACAGCAAAATAACCAAAGTTTTCTAAGAATTTTTCTAATTTCTCTTTCATGTTATTTTAATTTATTGATTTGTCTGATCATGTTTATAGCACCGAATACTGATAGTATAGCTATAACAACATAGCCCCAGATAATTAATGCTTCCATATTATACGTTTAATGTTTTATTCCAAGCAGCAATATGCAATCTTGTAAGACCACGGAAACGGTATTTTTTAGCCATTTCAAGACAGAATTGAGTACGCTCTTCAAAATCAGCAACATCGTCTAAACCAGGCATACAAACAACGTTTTTAAGCGGTATATTAAATGGTTCTACAAAGTCACGGAATAATTCTTGTACGTCTTCTTCTGTGCTGATAACGAACTTAAATTGATAGTTTGGGTGCTGCATTATACGTTTAATCGCTTCTGGATTAATACGTTGTTTTTCAGTCATACCTGAATTGGCTAATTTAGGTGAGCAGTTAATTTGATCAATCATATTAAACAATTCATCAATTACTACTGTACCGTTGGTTTCAATTTCATAGTATGGTTTAACAGTTTCATCTAAGTGTCTTGATAACCAATAATTAGTAAAATTAACAATAGCAACTTGATGTCCCTTAATTGTAGGTTCACCACCTGTCCAAATAATATGAACAGTACCATTTAAAATATCATTATATACACCTTCTTCTTTCCAACGATTAATTAAATAATCGAATTCTTTATCTTCACCTCTCCATAACCACTGAGATGTACTATCACAAGTCCAAGTTGCTTTACCTTCTTTATGTAAATCACCTTCGAAGATTTCTCCATCTTCTAGATTTTGATCTTTCATTAATTGATTAGTAAATGCTCTACTCATACCACAAGTTAGGTTACAAATACCTAAACGTACGAAATATGAAGGAATACCCGATGAAATACCTTCACCTTGTATGCTGTAAAAATCACTACTGATAAGTAGTTTGTGTGGGTCTATTTTACTCATTTGAATATTGTTTTTATATAATTGAATATAGGACTAAAATTATGCCACTCCGAAATTATAGCAACAATGCTAATATGTCTTTCACCACATAGTCCCAAAGCATGTTCTATTATATGTAATATTTCATTCATAATTTTAAAATAAAAAAACATCTCCCCTATCCATAGACGAGGGAGATGTTGGGTTACTAACTACGCTTGAGCGTACTCAGAATTTTTTACACGACGACGAGTCAAATTGTACATTGCGTTTGCAATCTCGTTATTTACTCTACGTCTCAAACTTGTTACGTTTGATAAGTGGCTAACTGAGTAGCCTGTTTCTTCTGACAATCTTGTCAAATCACCAGTGCGTTGACGGTGAGTGAAGAATGATAATTTAGCTGTGCGGTTTAAATAGTTTGCACGAACACTTGTTTGATAACTCATAACTATACTTGTTTTTTGATTACGATTTATGTGAATCTAATACTGCTTGTACTGATTCTTTTACTTCTTCCCATCTCACAGTGCGAATACCACCCTCTGGTAGTTGTTCACCATACTGTACAGGATCAGGGCGACCTAATTTAATAAACGCTTCTACACGTTCAACTGATGCTGCTGATTTATAATCAGACAACCAGATATCCTCTGTTAATTTGATTGGTTTATAAGATGTGTTTGTACGCTTATACACTTCATCAAAATCTAAACCTAATTTATTACATGATGCTAAACCATCTTCTAAGATTTCAAATTTAGTTACATCTAAATAAGGGGTATAATGGTATACTAATTCAGAATCCCAGTTACCAACTTTAAATGCTTCAAAGTCAACATCACGGAACTCTTGTCTGCAATCAGGATAAATAGCATGGTCACCAGCATGAATACCCATTGCAATTGCTACATTTCTTTTTTCCAATTGACCATCACCTAAATCTTTAGTTGCAAGTGAAAGTGCTACTGCTTGAATTAATGAACTAAATATTTTATTTCGGTTAGGTACAACTGTTTCTTTCATGTTGTCCTGTTCGTAGTGCCCTTCTGGTACATCAGCACCACCTGTTACTAAAGCTGAATTTAGTAGATTTTGTAAACCGTCTAATTTAATAATTTGGTGGTTTATTCTAGGTAAAATTATTCCACTTTTAATAGGAGCTACATGGTTAAGATACTGTACCAATGCACCTGCGCGTTCTAATTCTACTTTGTGTTTTTGACCGTAGTCAAAACCTAATGCTGTTACTTCATAGCCGTTAGCTAATAGGTGTAACAATAATGAACTACTGTCCATTCCACCTGATAATGATAAAACTGCTTGTTTCATTTAAAATGATTTATTTTGGGATCGTATTTACTTATTAAACGCTTACTCCCGTTTAAGCGTTGTATGCTTTAAAATATAACTCTAAAAATGATTTTGGATACAACATAATAGGACCTGCATACTTTGGATTTGATACCTGTCTTATTTTATAAGCTACACAAGAAGCTAAAGCATAATCCGCTACTTGTCTACCTAATTCCTTACCTGCTGCTTTACCTAAATAATCATAAAGCGAAATAAATTCTACCATAACTTTTTATTTAATGAATGATTTAAACATGTTGACATTAAATGTAATATCTTCAAGTTGACCGCTCAAATCTTTTTCAAAATAATGCTCAAGCTTTTCTTTTGGTTTCCATGTTAAACCGCTATCAGTGTATCTTTTACCTTCAGCTCCAACTAAAATAGGATTAGACGTATCTACTGATTTAATAAATGTCCAGTCTTTATATGACATGAATTCTTGTGGTAATGAACATCCTAGTAAATGATGGTAATGGGATTTTCTAATAGTACCAGACGCAACTAAACGTCTAATAAATTCCATTCTACCATACATTGATGCTTTTAAATGATCTAAACCATCATAATCTTTCTGATATGCGATACTTGAATGGTTAAAGGCAATATGAGTATAACCCAAATCAACTAATGTTTGGTATGTAGTAATTAATTCACCTATATCATTACCTTGACATACTGCCATTAAATTAACACCTTCAGGTAAACCTTCTTTATAATTAATCATCCAACTCTTAGCATTGCGAATAGTAGTTGTAGCATCATTCCAAGCATCAGGTACAATGAATATATTAGGACGAACTAGATTAATTTTTTCTAATAAATCCTCTGTTGTGTGTGTTACTCCTTCAAATAATCCATTATCCATAATAATGAAACGTTTATCTAAACGGGATTTTTGAAAGAATATTCTATATTGATCATACTGATCAATTAAATGGGGTAGACAATAATCATAATCATTCCATTTATAAGCATTGTGCATTAGTGCTAAAGGCAACTCATGGCTTATTTTCATAGTGGTGTAATTTACTTTTAAATTTATCTATTTGAATTTGACAATACCATTTTCCTAACCAACTAGAGGCTTCAGCATACTTGCCTTCCCATAATTTGATTTTCTTATTAATAGGTTTATTTATTTTTTCGAGCATGTCTATATCCCAGTAACTGTGATGTTCTAAATTTAATTCTTCCCATATACCTTCTGAATGGTATGGGTGATGTGCTTCATGGTTGGCTCTAATCTGCCGGTTGCGCTGTTTTGTTGTTTTCTTGCTCATTTAGTTTGGATAGTATTGATGGTTTGTTAAGTAATTCAGTTAAGGTATTTATATCTCTAGATTTAAAATGATTTGTATCTTTTCTATTACCATTAAAGAATGCCAACTGTTCATCTCTGCTTATAGCATACCACATATCCTCATGATGATTGAACCAAAAAATATAATTGTATAGCGCGTCCATATTATTCGTATATTGCTGTGTTTTTGCTATGTTCCATAAACTCTACTCTCACAACACTAACTCTACCACTAGTTTCTTCTTGAACAAATGTATTTAGTTTCTCAAATATATATTTTGAAAATTGTTCTGCTCCAGTTGCTGGGATTATTCTTAATTGGATAATTCCTAAATCATTCATTGTTTTAAAACCACCTAATGCAGGATCATCTTCTGCTACAATTGTAGTATGATCAAACATATAATCCATCCATGCTTTAGGATTTTTACCATCAATAGTACCTTTAGCACGTTTCATGCCACCAAAATCCCAAACCCAATTACGTTCGTCTAATTCACCTTCAAACCATACTCTAAATGAAACACCATAACCATGAAGGAATCTACAGTGGGTACCTTCTGCTTTCCATTGACGGAAGACTGTACTAAAACCGTCGAATAGTTTTGTTGATTGAAATTTCGCCATATTAATTTTCTTTTTTTACTGTAATGTTTGATCTAAATAATATTCCCGCCATTAAATTTAATCCACAAGCTTCCCAGAAACTAATATATCTTAGATTAAATATACTTGTCATTAGGGTATTCCATAGGAATTGAAGTGGCAATCCAAATAATAGAGCTGCTAACATTAACAATCCTATAAGATAAAGTGCTTGTTCTACTGGTTTCATATTATTCTGTTTCTTCGTTATTTAATTCTTCTAATTCTGATGGAGTTACTTCTACCCAGTTTTTATCATCATCAATAATACTGTATACTTCATCCATAATACCTTCTAACTCTTTAGATAGTGTTTCAGTATCAGCATCAGGTGTACTTATTTGCTCCTGAATTTGTTTTGCTTTGTCTAGTAATTCTATTAAATTCATTATTCTTTATTTGGACTAAATTTAAGTAATTTTTCTGACACAACCACCTTTCCTTTAGTATGTTTTGGCTCATAAGGACAATGTCTACACCCATTACCACAGCAAGAGCCGCGTTTAATATGAGCGAGCGCAGTGAAAATCACGCGCTCGCCTTCTATATAATAATCAACATTGTTTATTAAATCTTTACTCATCTATTTGTTTTTATACTTACGTATATTCCATTTACTATATTTTGAACCAAATTGTCGTGCATTATACTATTTCACAAGCACCCCCAGCACATGCTGCTTGATCCATCAATGCTGTATCATCACTAAATTCAACAATTTTACTTAAATCAATGTTATGTAGATGAGTAGCCATTTCATTGAATTGTTCTTCAGTAATATCTTCGAATGGAGCTTGTGTATAACTACCTCCAAAATAAGGTAATACTGATAAACCATTGAATGTGTTTCTGTTTTCCCACATCCATTGTCCTACTTGTTCCCATTCATTCTCTTGAATTGATACTGTAGCAGATACGTTGTTTGTATTAGCACCTTTTCTATGACCTTTCTTAACCCACTGTACATTGAAACGTTTAGTACGTTCTAACATATCAATTACATTTTCAGTTCTTAAAATAGAACCTGATGGTGCTTTCTGAGGTACTGAAATAACTGCTTGGATTGTTGGTTTGAAGAAATCATCTTCAACTAATTCAGGATGATTAATAGCTAAGTAGTTGTAAATAGCTTCGTTTTTACCTACACGAATACGTCTGATATAGAAGTCATTGTGCCAAGCGTGAATACCTGATGCTGTACCTAATACTAATGAACTAGTACCTGATGGTTTAACTGTAGTTACACGAGCTGCTTTATTAACACCAATGATTTCAGCTACTCTTGCATTTTCTTCTTTAGCTAAATCAGCTGCTTTCTTTAAATCGTAATTTAAAATTACACCTGAACCAATACCTGTCATACCAACACCTAGTAAAGCATCTTTTTCAGTTGTTTTACGCCAGATTTCTCTTAAGTAATGGAAATCAGTGTATGCTGCTTGTAATGTACCGATAAAGGCACCTACACGTACTCTTTCGTTTAAATCTTCTTGTGATTCAATGTTTGAAACGTTTACCTCACATAAGTTACAGAACTGATAAGGACGTAAAGCAATTTCACAACATGGGTTAGTTCCCCAATCTTTATCGTTGCTGAAGTAGATACCTGGTTCACCAGATCCACTTAATTCAATTTTCTTCCATAATTTGAAGAATTCTTCTTCGTCAATTTTATGACGCATTACAACTGCAGAGTTGTTAGCACGTCCCCTTTGTGGATTTTCTTCCCACCAATTACCAAACTTACATGTTAACATATCTTCATCATCTAAGTTGAATAATGAGATTAATGCTGCACGTCTGATACCACCACTCAATACTGCATCAGCAATATGACAAGCCATATCATGAGCTTCTACTGATGTTAATTTATCACCATTTTGTTTACGTTCAAATACTTTAGATAAGTTAAATAAACATTCTTTCAATGGTTCAGGACCAGGTGCTTTACCACCTACAGTGATCAACTGAGCGCCTTTTGGTCTGATGTCTCTAAAATCAAATAAAGGCAACGGAGCACCCGTAAAATACGCCTTACATAGCATTCTTACAGCGTCTGCCCATCCTTCAATACTGTCGCCTATTAAGTATCTTTTGTGTTTGGTTGGTATCTTAATTTCAGGTAACTGCTCAATGTGATGTAGTTGCACTGAGTATCCTACTCCACACCCACTCAACAATAAGAACATTATTTCACTGAATGATCTCCAATCATCAAGAGGCAAAAAAGAGCAGTTAAATATACGAGCATTATTAAGCTCAATGGGTTTACCAGCAAATTGTAAACTGCGCATTGAAGGTAATACCTTCTTATCATAAACCAGTTTATAAGCTTCTTCAATTTCATTTTTAAGTTGTGGGAATTTAGTTTGATGCATTTCTTTGTTTCTCGTTACTAATTCCTCCCATGTTTCTCTTCTGTTCTTCTCAGGAGAATACTTAGCGTACTTCATGTACGTAGTGATCTCGCTAAGAATACTTTGCGTTACATCCATTTTTCTAATTTTTAAATAAGTGATTTAATTACTTGAGTATATGTTGATTTCGGGTTTACTCCAACGAATCGTTGAACCACTTGTCCTCCATTTTCAATTACAACCGTAGGAACAGATGTAACCATATATTTCATGACTTCTTCTTTATCATTATCCACATCAATCGTTTCAAATGAAACTCCTGAATACTCTGCTTGCAGTTGCCCGAAAAGAGGAGCAAGCTGCTTACACGGGCCGCACCATGCAGCCGTGAACCTTTTTACCTTTACCATATATTTTTGTGTTTGTAGTTATAAATATAGTATATACTATTGGCCTTTACTAAGTTCAAAAAACTTCTGTTGAAGATAGTCTCTATCATCATTGTTGACACTACTGTATTGGTTTACAGGTTTAGAGTCATCGTCATCATCATCTTCTAATGGCGTTTCGTATATATCTATTTTTCCGTTTGACGTATCTATTTTGGAACCAAATGTTAATCCATCAGCACCATATCTATTTTTCATAACGTGCCAACGTCCTGTTCCGTTTACTTTATCCTTTCTCCCACGAGCTAAAGATAAAATAATATCACCAATCATAATTTTTTCATATGAACCTGCTGCATTATCACCTTCAATGATATTACTCTTAGCAGCACCTCTATTTGCTTGTGAAGGCGATATAACTGGTATTCCTAATTCTTTGGCCAATGCTTTAGCTCCAACATAAACATCATCAATTTCCTCTTTACGCTCTCCACTTCTATTACGAGATGAACTCTTAACATAATCGAGATAATCGATAATAATTAGATCTGGTTTAAAGTCGTGTTGATGTTCTAATTGTTGTAAGTGAGCCTGGATAGTGTCGAATGATGCTCGTTTAGGTGGGTATTCTTTAATTACAACTTTACCCTTTACTTTACCAATTGTTTCTTCAACTTTGGCTCTATGTTTATCTAATGTATCAACAGGTAGCCCTGTAAACACAGCATCATATCTTTTACCTACATATCCTTCAGCTAATTCAAGTGAATAGTGCACTACATTATAACCTAATGCAGCAGCATAAGCACCCATATCAATTACAGCCCATGATTTACCACCCCCAGGATTACCAAATACTAATACTAAATCACCTTTACCCATACCACCTTGAGTCAAATCATTAAATACTTTCCAAGGAAATGGTACTGCGTTTCTATCATCCATTCTGTATCTTGACTCAATATCTTTATCATATTCATGACCAATATTTTTATCTTCACCAGCTTTCAAGGCATTATTCATTAGTGTTTTAATACTATCATAATCACCCATACCAAGCAAATCGACTGATGTCATAATTGCTTTCTTTACTTGTTGGTTTTTACAGAAATTAGTAAATTCGCTTTCCACCCATTCCAAATCATTTGATTGTGATTCTTTATAGGCTTCTCTTAATCCTTCAGTAATAGCGATTTTTAAAACGTCGTTATCAATCTTTTTTACTTCAGTTGATAACACCTCCATTGTAGGAACTGTATGGTACTTGGAGAAATATTGTTGTACCTCTTTTATAATCCATTGATTAGCCTGATTCTCAAAGTATTCCTTTTCAAGTGAATCGGATACATTAACTAAGAAGTTTTTCTGTGTTAATAGTGCTCCAATTACTTTGGTTTGGAAACCCGGGCCATATTGATTTAATTTGCTTAATGTTGTCATAACTTATTTTATAAATTTAATTTAGAGAATTTAGATAACCAAATGTTTCTTGTAACCAACTATCTACATTCGGAATTGATTCTCCTAACTTATCATTTACATATATTTGATGAAAGATATACTTATTTAACTCATACGAATTATTAAATGCGTCTTTTACCAACTGTTTGTTTTCCGGTGATAAGAAACTTCCATTCAAAGACATCAATTGATAATTAATTGCTAATTGGTGTCTTCTTTCTACTACAGAGAAATATAATTTATTCTCTTCTATTTTATCTGCAGATCTCTCAATAATTTCATCTAATGTTACTGGGTTATCTGATGCTAATTCTGGAAATAATTTAGTTAACTTTTTAGGTCCTAAACCTGTAATCCCAGGCACATTATCTGAATTATCTCCTAATAGGATTTTATAGTTAAGGAAATTATAACTACTAACCCCAAATTCCTCCAATACATCCTTTGGTTTATATATTTTCTTTTTAACAGGAGAATATACTTGTACTTTAGGTGATATTAGCTGTAAGAAGTCTTTATCAGCAGACATAATAGTTACACTTCTAGTTTCATCATAAACTTGAAACTTATTAGTTAAATAACCAATAATATCATCTGCTTCTAAACCATCAATACTAATAACAGTAATCGGTAGGCATTTAAGATACTGAATTAATCTTGCCATCTGATTGTTTATACTCTCTGTTTCTTCTTCCTTTGAAGAGAAAATTGAGTAGTTCGTCATACGATTAACGTGACGATTTGCCTTATATTCTGGGTATAAGTTCCTTCTAGCATTCGAACCACCAACTCCATCAAATACAATTACTACTTTAGTTGGGTTAAGCATTTTAATTGCATAACCTACTGACTTTAAAAATCCAGTTAGGCCACCAATGTGGTGGCCATTTGGATTTATGTGGTTTATCATAGTAAACGCTCTTAAAAAAGTATTTAAGCCGTCTATTATTAAAATCGAATCTAGTGATGTACGAGTGTCAGGTTGAATACTTGAAAGAAGTTCAAAGTATTTATTCTGCATTGTTATCTATTTCAATTGTAGGTGAAATTTTACTACTTTCATCCCATTCACTATTGTCTTCTATGATTTGTAATTCATCAACATTTGTTACTCCTTCAAACCACTGGTTTGCGTATTGCTTTTTGTATGCTTTAATTGCAGTATCTTCATCAGGAATAAACCCGTGAGGAGTTGCAATTACAGTAGATGAGGTTGCTACACCACAGTCAGCATGAATTTTATCAATTGCTATCTTAGTACGCTTCGCAAATTCAACATTCTTTCCGTTTTTAACTGCTTTAATCTTTGAAGTACCACTATTAGTAACATTACCAAATGTGATTACGATTGAAGCATCCCAATACATTGCATTACCACCTTTATTTGTCATCTTTGGTTGAGACATTGGTGTTAAAGCTGGTTGTACACCTGTTTTGTTAATAACAAAGAAGGTATTTGTATAAGGATATTTTTCTTTACGTGAAAGTGGAAATTGTTGATTGATAAAATTACCAAACTGTGTAGCCATAGCACCTGCATTCCACATTGGGTTGTTATTACCTTGTTTAACACTCATTTCACATGGAATAGAACCTACTGAATCCCATAGGAATAATAGATCATAAGGTAATTTACCTTTTGCCTGATCATTTAGAGTATCAGCTATAAAAGCAGATACATCTTCAATTGTATTAAGCGATGATCTATCTACATATAAGAAGAAACCTTTGTAGTTAATTACTTCACCAGTTTCTTCATCAGGAACAGCATCTAATTCTAGTCCCATTGTTTGAGCATGGGCGAAATCCCACTTCATCTCAGTAATAATGAATACTGGTAAAATACCCATCTTTTGAGCCGCTACTGCAGTCTCAATCATTAGAGTAGTTTTACCAGTATCAGAACCTCCTCTAGCTATAGCGACATGCCCCATAGGGATCCCAGGAATAGATAATGCAGATTGAATTGCAGGCGAAAATGGAATCCATTTTTGCTCTTTAAACTTTGTAGTTTCATCTAAGAATTTAGATTTCTTATATGCATTAATATCAAAGGATTTCTTTAACGATTCGGATACAACCGACGTTAAACTGTCTTTACTTTTAGCCATTATTAGTCGTTAAATAGTGAATCAAATTTGTCAGATGCCGTTTCTTTTGGTTTTACATCTAAACTGTAAGGTTGAATTGGAGCATTGATTTCTTTAATAAAATCATCTTCCTCATCATCTGTTGATGCTACAGTTGGAGTTGCTTCTGAAGTTGATGCTTCATCTTCAGGACTCAACCATTTTTGTAATACATCTTTCAATTGATCGTAAGTATACTTACGGTTGATTGCTAAGATATCTGGTTGTTCTTCTAATGCTTTCTCTACTACAGCAGGATCATCAGAAATTGGAGATGTTTTTGGTTTAATACGTAAAGTACATTTGATACCTTTTCTACCAGCAATAACGTCTTCTACAGCTTCAACTGTAAAGTCACGTCCATCAGTAATGTCAGTAAAATCACCATAATCTTCATCGCTAGCGATACCCATTAATTGGTCATTTACTAATTTACCTACTTCCCATAAACGAACACCTGCACTCAATTCGTCGCGAACGATTACTGGAGCAAAATAACGTGTTTTAGGAGAAATTTTGTTGGCTAAAGTCCAATCATCTTTGTCAGCTGATTTTCTTAATCCCTTAGCGAAACCTGTAATTGGATCCTCTTCACCCCAGTTAGATAAAGCCAAAATTGGTCCCTTAGAAAATCCATAATGCATTTGGATTTCTCTTAATGGCCACTCTTTTCTAAATTTGTTTGGGACGATTCTAATCTGGTATTTACCTGCTTTAGGTTTCCAGAAGATCTTTGTGTAGTCGATTTTTTCACGACCTGCGCCTCTGTTGGCGTTTGCTTCAAGCTTTTGCTTGACGAACGATAAGTCCATGTTTATTTGTTTTAATTGTAAGTCGTTCTATGAACGGAATATATTATGAATCTATGATTCTTCTTTATGACCTCAAAACTTATTTCAACAAGTGTTTTTTACTTGTTAAAATCTATTATTTTATGAATAGCCGTATCCAACCTGCGTAGGCTAGGTCCGTCTGTTAGTAAAATGCAATTTTTGTAATCGTTCCAGTTAACAACGAAACTCTTATCTAATATACCACCATTCAAATCCTTAATTAAAGTATTTAAAGCATTAATGGTATATAATGTGTTTGATTCTTTCTTTCTATGTAATAAGATAGTATTGGCCATCGGTGCATCTTGTACATTGCCCGAGTCAATATTGTAAGTACACATCAATTCTTCGCTTTGTGGAGATTCAAGAATAAATATCTTATTGAATAATATAGCGTAACGGCGATTGATTGTGTTAACTGTATTTTCCAAATCCAGTGGAGTTGTAAATGTACAGAATAATTTGTTCAAGTCTAATTCGTTTAGTTGTTCCATAATAAATATTTATAATTTCTCCAAACCGTGATACGATTGGCCTTGTTTAATGGTTACAGGATATTCTAATACATCAACTATCTGTTGAATTAAACCTTTATCTTCTTCACTATAATCGAATAAAAACGCATCATAAGTATACAATACTAATTTCGTTTTTTTACCTTCTAATAAATTAAATACCAGCCCTAATAATTCAACATTGGTTGATGTTTCATTACTCTGCACAACATAATTAAATAATTTTGTTTTTGTTATGCTTTCGTCGGGTATAAATATTTTATTCTGCGTCTTGAACGATTTTCCATATTGGTACGTATCCCACATATCATCTGTGTATGCAAGTACTTTCTCAAAAAATGGCTTTGACTGATATTCAGACCAAACACCACCATACAATTGCTTGAATGTTAATTCTTTTGCTTCTTGTTGTGATACACCTAATATATAACCTAAATACTCGTATGTATTTTTATCTTTTGGAAAATCAAATCCAATCATCTCACCAATTAATCGTGGGTGATAACCCTGGAAGTCAATTTCAATAAATTTGTCGTTTTCCGGTCTATAACACATGCGTTCGCCATCATCTTTATGCAATGCGGCGAAATTCACGCTGTTAAATGTATTAGATGGGCGTGATGTTGTTGTATATAAATTATATTGAGTGTATATTTTACTGCGATTTAAATTGAATTCTGGGTGGTGCAACTTACCTCGATAATAATCAATAAAGCAGTTTTTATCGACCTTAATGCCGTTTTTTTCAATATTATAAAACACATTTGACGTGCGAAAATTATTAAATTGAAACGTTGTGTCGCTTAATGAATATTGTTTAATAATAGGCCATGCTAATTCATATACAGCCTCACACATTTCATAATGTTTGCTAATAGGAATTAAACAGTTGACGTTAGACAACGCACCATGTAAGCTGTAGTAGTAGCTTATACAGGCATTATCTAACGCCTTTATGTCAACATGCTCTATAAAATTAACATCAAATAATTTATCTGAATTTGGGTACCAATGTAATGCTTGTTTTTTATCTAATACCCATATTTTACCTAGATCATCTAACCAATCAAATACTTTATCTTTGGATAATGATAATGATTCGTTATGATTTAAACACAGTATGTATCCCTTCTTACTATGAACAGGTCTAACATAAATTAGACTTAACTCAGTAAGTGCAGGATGAAAACTGTTACTATTAGGAATAAACCTAACGAAACAATCCTCGAATGATAATTGTGATAGTTGAGATGATTTCTCAATAATATAAAACATAACCTTTTTTTTGTGGCCCTAAATATAATATAAAATCTTGCCTTAAAAAAGTTCATCTTGAAGATAAAGTTTTATTCCAGACATTTTCTTATTGGCCTGTTCCACTTCATTCATATCAAAGAAACCATTTGAGGGAGAACCTTTTTCAGATACTGTAAATTTTAACACTGTAGTTTGATATAAAGGATTATCTTTAATAGAATTATAAGTATCAGCGTTTATTTCTTTTATGTACACTGGGACAGTGTTGATGTATTTTACAAAGTATCTAAATACAAATTCTATTTCTGAATCGTATGTACTAGAGACATTAAAGGTTATTCCATTAATTTTAGTACTTTTGTTTAAACTAGATATTAATTTTAAAGGTTTTGAAGCACCAGTATATACTTTCCCAGGATATGCTTTACCTCGTAATTCACAGTAATATCCTGTATATGGGTTAAAATTAGAATCAACATATTTTTCCCCCATTGTATATTTTACTTTGACTAAATTCTTAGGCGCTCTCATTATTTATACTTATTTGGATTATATTTCTTTTGTTGTACTGCATACTTTCCTACTTTATTTGGGTTTTTCCAACCTGGGGCTTCAAATGAGTTACTCATATGAATATGGTTAAAGTGACCTCCTGATCGCCATATAAATGTTTTTGTTTGATATACTTCTGCTGATGTACCATCTTTTCCAGATTCAAATAAATGCTTGTAACCCATTTTTATGAGAGCAGAAGCAAGTTTATCTCCATTTGCTGCATATTTTGCATGGTTTTTTTCCAACCCAGTATTTGTTGAAGCTGTTGAGTAAAGACCATCAAACCCAGATATATCAAGAGCCCAACCAGTTCTATGATATCCTTGATTTTCTCCACCTCTTATCCCTGATGTCACTGCTATTTTAAACCCACATGATTTAGCAGCAGTTGCGGCATCTAAAAGAGTATTAGGGTTAAAATATCCATTTGTATAGAACTTTTTAAATCCACCAAAATTAATCCATTGTTCGATTTCCTGCATTTGAGCCTGGCTTAATGTTACGTCCGTTTTAATTAAGTTTCCTTTTTCATCTGTTGTGATTTTAGCGGAAGCTTTTTGTACTTTTCCAGTTTTACTTAAAGTAATATCGAATAAACTTTTTTCCTCACCATCTGGTTCTTCTAATATAACTGTTTGGCCTTCTAATTTAGTGGTCCAACCATTATCACTAACGGTATGTCCTATTCCTGTTAAAATATATCCTAGTCTTCTACCAGCCTCAGTATCACCTTCAGTTTTATATCCTTTAGGAAGTAAATCTGGGTGGATATTAAACATATGGCCTATGATTAGATTTGATATACCATCTATTTCTAATGATAATTTTGTAGGGATAATTGCTTTAAATTTAATTGGATTTTTAGATAAAGCTCTAAAAATTGCTATAACATCTCTAAGAGCGCCCTCATAATTACTTGCCTTAGATATATCATAATCACTTTCAGTAAATACTCCATTACCTGCCATTTCACCAATAAACTCATATATTGGGGTGAGGTTAGTTAATAAATTTTCCAATTGAACTGAAGCACTGTCATCAGTTCCTGTTGTATTCATGGCATTTATTTTAGGTTTAAGACGATCTTTTACACCATAGTTGAACCCAACCATAGTATCGTTTTCTAAACCTAATTGACCACCACCTGTTTGAGCACCTATTGCTACTATAGAAGATTGTTCAGAGAATATTTGTGATTCTAATGAATAATTTCTTACTGTAGATTTTAAACCATTATATTTTCCTGTTGGTGTTCCATCTTCTGAGTAGAATGTGAATGAATTGTTGTAGGCGTCTTTTTTCGATTGAGTGTCTACAAAGTTAATATCTATAATTCTAGCTACACTATCTATAGGATCAACATGAATATCAAAGTTATTTACATTACCTGTTGCTGTAGCAATATCCGTTAATATTTTCTTTAAAAAATCATATAAATTAATAGTATTCTTACCTGTTTTATCACTTTCCTCTAATCCAGGATCTTTACATGATTTCATTAAATATCTTAAATTAAGATATATATTTCCTATTTGTCCTAAACCAGATTTACAAGCAGGATCTGCCGTTCCATTAGCATCAGACACTGAGAATGGTTTTAATGTGCTCATCCAACTAAGATCTTCTGCAGCATCTTCTTGTTTTTCTTTTAATTCCTCTGCTTTTTTAGCAGCTGCCTTCTGAGCTGTGATTACATCTATCTTTGCTTGTATTATCCCCATATTTTTTCCTTTCAAATTTGATAATGCTGGGGAGCATTCCTTTATTTCTGATTCATAAAGTTGGTCATCTAAGAAGGTAAAAAGATTATCGCTTGAATTACCGTTTGTACTTATATTTGTACCGTATAACACACCTGGAGTGACAGTTGCATTAAGTTCAAATTGTCTAGCTAATTCTTCAGCAGCTTTATCTGCGTTAACACCAGCAGCACTACAAGCATTAAAATACTTTTTAAGAGTATCCATCGTGAATGTATCATCACCATTAATAGCAGTTACTTGAGGTATGATGGCATCTAAGGTTGCTTTGGCTGCTGTTTCACAAGGTGTAGCAACTCCATTAAATGTAATATTAGCATCAACCTGTTTTCCTTTGTCTCCTGTATTTGATGGGGGAGATGATGGGGCAGGTGGGGTAGTTATTTCTTCAGGTAATTTAAAAGCTCCCCAAACATCGTTTCTAATTAAACATACTGATGGGTCAACTGACATTTGTAGTGGGTGACATAAACTCAATAAGTAAGGAGTTGTTGCATTTAATAAATCTATATTATTACCAGATGGGTATTTTCTATCACTAACTGACACTCCTATAATAGGTTTATTTCCATCTTCACTTACTATACCTACTGTTAAGTGACGATTTATCAATCTACATAAAGACTCTAATGTAATATATTTTTGATTATCGAAAGCCCATCCCAATTCTTCATCATCTTCTGTATCATTTTCGAACTCAATATCCATTGCAAGCATATCGTATTCTACTCCAAAGCTATCTTTTTTAGTGAAAATTGCACAATTGTTTTTTGAATCTATAGATTCCCATAATTCATATATCAATCCTGATAAGAAATTTCGTCCATAAAATAATTCTAAAGCATCATCATCTAAATCAGGATTAGCTGAGTCTACCATTTTTAGGTATCCTACAGTTTGTAATGTAGTAAGTGATAAATTAGCTGCTGTATAGTTAATCTTTAATGATTCTATCATTTCACCAATAGAAATTAAAGTTGTACTACAATCATATCCTCCATCTGGTCTAGCTGACCATTTATAGTTTTTAATAATACCTAGGAATCCACCATAATTACCTTGTGCTTCTTCTTCCATCTTGAATAACTTCTGGAATACGTTTTGGTAATCTTTTCCTTTTAAATTACTATCAAATATATCAAACGTTGCAGGTGTTGATACTAAAGCCCCATCATTATTAAGGTAAGGAATCCATCCCCATTCTAATAATACAGAGTATCCTGGTCTCATGTAAAGTAATTCTAAATCTTCTAATTGAGTAATATCCCAACAGTTAAAATTTATTGTTACTTCTCTTAATGAACCGTAAGCACCTTTTGATTTAATATCAACTCCAGTAATACCAGGCATTGGTCTAATACCATATTTGTGTGTTTGTCCGCTTGGTGTTTGTAATGCATATGCGTTTTCAGGCCCACTCCCAACACCATGTCTTAGTTTACCATTATATAAAGCACCTCCTAATAAAACATAATTTTTAGCTAAAGAGCCACCATCCTCTTTAACGTCAACTGATGAAGACATTCTCAACCAGGCTTTTCTACCATTATAGTAGGTTAAGTCTGTTAAGTTACGTCTAACAATAGCCTCTCCTCTTTTTAAGAGTTGCTTTTTAATATGCGATGGAAATGATTCTTTAAATATAGACATAACATTATTTGTAGTTTAAATCGTTAAACATTTTTAATACAGCTCCTAAATCAGTTGGTATTCTTAATTGAGTACCTGGTGTGAGAAACATAGAGCCTTTATTGATGTTGTTGTTAGCTGCAGATATAACCCACCAATATTCTGGGTCTTTGTAATAAACATAGGATAATAAATCTAGTCTATCTCCTATTGTTGTAATAACATAGACATCAGATTCTGTTAAAGGAATATTTGGGTATTTCTTTAACTTTAGGTATTTTGTACCTGTTGGTTTTTGTGTAATATCTTTTGTTGTATATCTCATCAATTATATTATTAAATTACCACCCTCCACTTGCACCACCTCCACCTGAACTTCCACCACCATAACCTTGGAAGGTACTTTTAGTGGTTGTTGCTAGATTTGTTGTTGGTTTATAGGTCCCTGATTTAACGGCTGTGCTAAGTTTTTCCTTTTTAGCACCTGCGTTTGAATCTGTTAATGTTGCTTTTGGTGCAATTATCTTTGTTTGTTTTTCTTCTTTTTTCTTAGCGTCGTCCGTTTTTTTCTTTTCAATTTTCTGTTCACTGTCTCCTTTAGTAGCATCTGTTTTTGGTTTCTGCTCTTCTTTAGCAGCAGGATCTTTTTTAGGAGGTTCTGACTTAGGTTGTGGTTTGCCAAAGAAGAACCCGCCTTTTCTAAATTCAGGTAATTCTTTGCCAATAACAATGAAGCTAAATTGTGCATTTAAATACATTGCTAAGTTAAAATCCAAATCCCAAGAAGATGTATCAGGTATATCAAATGAAACTGATGTTAATATTCCTGGTTCTCCCACTAAGTAACTACCTAATGTTATTGCTGTTATTATTCCTCCTAATCTATTATCAGGACTATATTTTCCTGCTAAAACTGATTGTAATTCACTTAACTTTGAATGGTTTTCTAATAATTCAGTTTCATTAAAACATGGAATTTGTAAATTAAAACTTACATCTCTTTTATGTTCGGTGAAGGTATAAAAACTTTCTGACCTACCCACATACTTTACTGGGTTCCAAGTTGCTGATGTACCATACTTAAATCCAGACATATATGCTGAGAACCATATACTGCTTAAATTTGTAGCAGTGAATGGATCGATAGAGTTAAAATGTACACTCATTATATCTGGATCAAATCTGTCAAAAGCAGACATTGTTCTACCACCAGCAAGATAACGGAAATTTTTAGTGTCTCTATTTATGATAAGATCTTCAGTTTTAAAAATATCATCACCACTAGTTTCTTGAATAATTGATGTTAATGGGGATGATACCATCTCACCATTATTGTAAATGGTTTCTAGTTTATTTTCTCTTTCAAATCCCTTAACATCTATAATTGACGCTTTAACTGTTTTTTTCTTTCTTACTTTACTTGCTGTAACTCCTACATCTTTTAAAGTAGTTCCTCCAGGATCATTTTCAAAATAATCTAAACCAGCAGGCTGGTTTGTCAAAGCCGACATTTTTGATTGGGCTTCTTCTAAAGTTTTACCAGTTGTAGTGAAATCTTCTCGTTTAACTTGAGCATCCTTTAATCCATCAACTGCATTTTTGGTTGATTTTGAAAATGTTACTATATCTCTTGTACCACCAATATATTCTGGGTCTTCGTCATAAAATTTTATTATTTTCTTTTCAGAGTCCCAAAGTAAAGAACGTTTTATTGCTTTAAATTGTTCTGGGGACGTAAGCATAGTTGGGTCTATCTTAGGAACATGTCCTGTTCCAAAAGTTTTATACCCATATATTGTGCTCTTAGACCAATCAGGATCTTGAGGACTTGTATTGATATTTCCATCACCAATAGCCTTTTGTAATTTACTTTCAGCTATATTTCCTACTGTATAGTAAAAACTCCCTGGTTGTTTTTTTCTTGATAGTGCTTTAAATTGATCTTCTTCGTTATTCCAATCATCCCATACCCAATCTGCATCTATAAAAGGGACAACAGTTGCCCCTGTAATGTAACTACCACTAGCATCGGCAAACGCACTTTGTTCTGTTAATGGGTTAACTAATAAACTTCCTCTAATTGTTTCTATCCTAGCGTTTTCAAAAGCCTGATCGATCTTTATTTTATCTTCAGTAAAATTATATCTATTGATAATAGTTCTTCCTATACCATATACTGAACCTGGTCCACCAAGATAATTATCAATAGTATAATCGCTTATGTTTATTTTATTTCTTTTGAAACTAGAGCGATGAAATACAGAACGTTCAAATTTAGTTTGTTCAAGGTTAGTAGGTTCATACGAAGTACGTTCAAATTTAGAACGAGTAAATTCAAAACCTTCAACTCTAGCTCCCTCTCTTGTACTTTGATTTACAAGTCTATTATTTTGTCTTCCCTGTCTATTATTTTGTCTATTAATTTTTCTACTTTCTCTATTAAAACCTCTATTATATTTTCTTATATCTCTATTATCTTCTCTATTAATCTTCCTACCCATCTTATTGAGACTTCTGTTAGCTTGTCTTCCGTCTCTATTAAATTCTCTGTTAGCTTGTCTTCCGTCTCTATTGTTTTGTCTATTAGTTGCTATAGCATCTTTTAAAGTTATACTATATTCAACTTCACCATCTCCTAAATCAAATTTGTTTCTCAAACCAACTAATCTATTGTTTTGAGAGTCTAAGTTATCTTCACTAAATTTGTTATTATCAGTTACTACGCTTAAGTACTTAGTATTATCATTCATTACAGGTAATAAACCATGTCTTACTAAATGACCACCAAATGCATTAAGGGAAACTTGAGCAAGTGTATTGATACCTAAGTTGTATAGACGTGTTGGTCCAATACCACCTACAGCACCACCACCAACTTTTTTAAATTCTAATCTAGGATTAGATAACTGTAAGCCTACTTGTTTAATTAGGAATAAAGGTCCTTTTGGTAAATCCTTAAAAAATTTACCTATACGAAGTGTATCAACCGCAGCAGCATTTAATGCTCCTACAGCTCCACCTCTAACTAAACCATCATCAAATTTAGTAAGTCTAAGTCTATTGATTGGTTTATCAAGGTCTTTTAATTCAACCCTCATATAAGGTTGCCTACTGCTACCTCCGTCTGAGGTATCATTACCGTACTTTAAGCTACGAAACTTAGTAGCATTTAATTGCTTGATTATAGGCATCCCTTAATTGGTTTATTAGTAACGACCTTCAGTTGGACCTAAATCGCTATATTTACGACCTTTCTTTGATTTGTATTGTGTTGCACGTGGGTTACGTGGAGCTTTTGGATCTAACTCATCTAATGTAGATTCTGTTCTAACTTTAGAAGAACCATTGAAATCAACTAATTTAACTTTAGGATCTGTGTGTACTGAATACTGATTGTGTAATTTGTCAGTTGCAGTACCAGCAAAATATCCAAATTTGTTAGCTGATAAATTATTAGCTGTTAAACCTAATTTGCTTTTGTCTTTTTGATTAATAATCGCCATTTTTATTTTAATTTAAAATTGTCTACGTATAAATATTTAATTAGGCTGTTTTATAACGGCCGTTCATGTTTTGTGTTGTACCTACCTGCACGCTATCCATTAACACTATACCTTCTTTATTGATTAATTGATCAATAGCTGCTCTAACCTCAGCAAGAGCTGATACTACTGGTGATAAATCAATATTTACTCCACTTCCACCGCCTTCTCCACCAGTCAAGTCTGTACCTACTTTAATTTTACCATCAGCACCATACATTGCCTTATCATTTGGATCTAATTGAACTGATCCAAATCCTCCAGTCATTACTGGGCCTTTACTTGGGTCAATAATACCATCTTTCATAGCCATATATGTACCTAAAGCCCCCATAACGGCAGCTAATCCAGCTACAATCCATACTGTAGCAGCACCAAAAGTAGTGGCTTCAGCAGCAGTTACTGTAGCAGCAGCAGTAGTAGTTGCTATTGCAGCTTCTGTACTTCTTAATCCTAATAATATTGGTATTCTTGCTATTTGACCTAATATATTTTTAAGGCTAAATCCTTCAAATAATGCTTTTGTTCTAGCAGCAATAACAGCAGCAGCATCATAAGTACCCATTATAATTTTACGAGCTAAGCTTTTTTCTTCTAATGTGCTTGCATATGTTTTAATACCTGCTATACCTTGTTCTGATATTAATCCTGCTAATAATTGGGCATTATATACCATTCTAGCTCCTAATCCCTGCTTATCCATTAAACCTTGAACCCCCTTTTCACGAGTTATAAAGGCTTCAGTTCCTAATTGGGTTGCTTTTATAGCATAATTAGCTCTATTAGTAGCTAAAGCAGATGTTGAAAGAACATTTGATATTAATTGATAACCCTTAATAGCTAAATAAAGACCACCAATTACTTTTAAAGCGGGAATCATACTATTAATAATATTTAACCCCCCACTTAACATATCTAAGAATGAACCTAAAGGACCTGCCATCAAATTACCAAATAGACTTTGTAATTTTTCTACGGCAGCATTAAACTTATCTTGAACATTTTGTCTTTCAAGGGCTTGTGCTGCTTCATCTGCATTTATTTGAGCTAATGATTTACCAGATTTAACAGCTTCTTCTCTTTTTCTTAATTGTTCTGATAATTTATCTGATGTTGTTCCTAAAGCTTGAGCGTAAGCATTTTGTGCTAATACATTCATTTTAGAAAACTTAGCAGCAGTCATACCTTGGTTAGCTAATTCTTGAGCTACACCAGCCATATCACCTTGTAATGCTAATGCTCTAGCTCTTTCTAGATTTAATGCTTGACCAGTTAATAATTCTGCTTTTAATTCATTCTCAATAGATGATTCAAAATTCAACAACGAGTCTGCTTGTGACTTGGTATCTTCTAATGTAGTACCTAATGCCTTCATAGCCACCACAGCCTTAGCTATACGCTCAGGATTATATCCTAAATTAGCAGCTAATTGGCCTGATACTTTAACAGCCTCAGCTAATGTTGATCTAAAATCAATACCAACTCTAAGTTGATTTCTTGCGGTTGTTAGACCTCTAACAAATGATTTGTAAGTTTCTTCAGATGATTTACCTGATAATGCTGCATATCTTTGGACTTGAGCTGCTTCATCTGCTTGTAAACCAACTTGTTTAGTTAATTTAATCTGAGTTTCAAGCTGGTCTGCTGTAAATTCATAAGCAAATCCTGTTGCTTTAGTTAATTCACCAAATGCTTGAGTTAAATTAGCAGTAGTAACGTTTAGATTATTAGATGAACGCTCTATAGCTACCATCTTTTCTCTGAAGGCATCTGCTCTTTGAGTTCCGTATCCTAATTGCTTTCCTAATTCAACTGCTTGTGCATTAGCATTTAAAGCAGCTTTAAAGAAGAAATTAGCAATTTTTAATAGTATAGTAAGTTGTGTAACAGGATCTTTTAATGCTTGTCCTATACCAGAAACGGTTCCTCTTACCCCCGTCATCAACACATCCCATTTAGATCCAGTTTTAGCAACCTCCCTCATATCTTCTTTTAGGTTTTCAAAAAAGGTACTACTAATACCTAATTTACCTAAAGTCCCAACAATACCATCTACTATTTTTCCTGATATGCCTAATTTAGCATTAATCTCTTCTTCATTTTGAATTCTTTCTCTAGTAAGTATTTGAATTCTAGACAAATAATTATTTTCTTCATCTAAAAATTGCCCATTTTCATCAAATAATCCTCTTAATTCAATTAATTGTTTAGCTTTTTCTGCTAATAATTTATTTCTTTTATTTTCTGCTGCTAAATTTAGAGAATTTATATTATAAGCTTTAAAATCTTCTTCTAAAGCTCTTTTCTTTTCAAATAAAGATTCTGTTTCCTTTTGAAGTTTTTTATCAATAGCTATTAATTCTTGCTTATTTAAAATACTAGTACCTTGAGCATCAGATTTTAATTTATCTGCAAGCCCACTTATTTTTCTAAAGCTTGAATTAATGTCTTTAGAAGTAATATTAGATTTAGATAAATCTCTTACAACATTTTTTAATTGATCACTTAAATCTTTAATATCACTATCTATTGAAGCAAAATGGCGGCGAGAATTAATTAACTCCCTATTAAATTCTGCAGTACTTTCTTTGACGGCATCCATTCGCTTTCTAAGTTCGTCAGCGCTTAGACCTGAGTCTTTAAGGTACTGTTCAATCTGTTTTAATAACTTCTCATCCATAAAGTAATAATTACCCGTATAAATATAAAAAGCGCCTATTTCTTAGGCGCTCTTGTTGAATATGTGGGTTGTGATACGTTTGGTGTTAGTGGTTTTGATGATACCTTTGATTTATTTTCAAGCTGTTGATTTTGTTTTTCCATTGCTTCATTTTCATCATCATAGAATTTTTTCATCTTATGGAACGTGAATCGACGTAACCATATTGGCATATTATACACCGTATTCCAATCGTATCCACCCTTTCCATGAAATACTATTTCGTGGATTTGGTCGAATATTATAGGTCTATCTCCCTGAGTCAGGCCAAAAAAAGTTAATTCCAACTGGAATCGAAATGCCCTCCTCTGCATTTTCAGGATAGTAAGTCATGTCAATGTCTGGTTGGATTTGTGCATAATGCTCACGCAATGCTCTAGCATCTTTTGCTGTTAAACCATTATCAACAAAATCACGAATTGATGCTAATTCTCTCTTACCGTTGATTGATGTGATAATATATTTTAAACGAGTAGTAATTTCAAATGAACCTTGTGGTGTAATTTTCTTTAAACCTTTAATTTCAGCATCAATTGCTTGCTCATCACCGTGTGTTAATAACTTAAATGTTACTTCATTTCCAGATAATGGCATAGTGAATGTAAATTCATTTATACCTTCTTGAAATATTGATAAATCAATTTCTTTTTCTTTTAATGTTGATAAATCAACAGTTATTGTTTCTTCAGCACCTGTAGATGGATTAAAATACCTAAATGGGTATTCAGCACCGTATCCCAAGATACGAGCACCTAACAAAATTGCGTTTTTATCACACACTAATATATCATTAAAACTAACTGGTGTTACAATTAATGATTGCATTACTCGATTAAGTACAGAACCGTCTTTAATGTAGTTAGCGTTGGTAAGAATATCTTCTTCCTTAGCGGTCATATACTTCATTTCAATTTCACCTGTGGATAGTGGTGATTCTTTTGGATACAATAAGCCTTTTGAAGGTAACGAAATCGTTTCGGTAGGCATTTTAAATTCGCTCATATAACATTTTTATTTGTGTATATATAAATATACGAAAAAAAAAGACGTCTGCATAAGCAGACGCCTTAAAGAAAAGAAATATGAAGGGAATTAGAAATTCAATACGCAATAATCCATAGCAATAGTAACTGATAAGTTAACTGCTGCTTCACTAGACCAATCGTATTCACCAAAGTTTGCAGTTTTTACATATGCACCTTTGATTACCCATTCGCTAACGATGTCACCTACAGGGCCTAATACGTTTAATACTAAATCTTTTTTATAAAAATCAGAATAACCATCGCGGCCAGTTACTGATTCGTGAGCCAAACGAGCCCATTCCATTACAGCCTGAGCACCACTTGGAGTGATTGGATCATATAATTCTAAGTTCATGTCTTGCCACTTAACTTTACCTTTTACTTTACGGTAAACGTTGATATGGTCAAGTACAATTTCACCTGCGTCAAACTGAGGAGACGCTGCCTTCTTGATCAAATATGCTGGGATACCATCTACATACATGATGAAACGGTTTTGCACCTTTGGTTCGAAAGCGGTGAACATTATTTGGTTTGCATCTAATACAGCCATTTTATGTTAAATTTTGTCTATTAATAAATATTATTGTTTATAATTCTTACGCTGGGAATGTTGCACCAGTTGGTAATACTGTGAAATCTAACACAATGAATTCTGCTGTTTTGCTTGGTTGTAAATAGATTTGACCAACTAATTGGTTTCTATCAATTACATCTGGTGTGTTATTTGAATCATCCATTACTACCTTGTAAGCATACAAACCTTGACGTTGTACTACTGATTCTAAGTAAGGGTTAGCTATGCTCATGAATCTGTTTCTTGTAGCTGCTGTATTTTGTTCAAATACTAATGAACGACCAACTTGACCTAAGAAACCTTTCAATGTGATCAATAAACGACGAACGTTAATTCTATCTAATGAAGTTGATTTCTTTTGTAATGTCTTTTGACCAAACGCTACAACACCTTCTCCAGGGAATGAAGCTAATGGGTTAATGTTTGTATCATATAAATCATCACGATCTGTTTGAGATAATCTTCTTTCAGCACGTAATACTGATCCAATACCACCACGATTTAAACCTGCTGGAGCGAACCATTCTGCACCAACTTGATCGTTAAATGCGAATACACCACCCATTACTACTGATGGAGGACACCATACAGCCTTACCTAAGTTAGAACTGAATAATTGTACCCAAGGGTAGTAAGCAGCTGCGTAACTTGAACCATTAGCAGCAGAAGCTGTAACAGCAGCAGCTACGTTAGCACCATATGCTGTAGTATCGATAATTGCCATTGAATCACCTCTACCTTCACATACTCCAATTACATCATCTGCTAATGAACTTAAAGCACCAGTACCTAATGTTACACCAGGAACTAATAATAAGTTAAAGCTATAATCATCTTTATTTGATAATAAACTTAAAGCAGCTGTATAATCAGCAGCAGCAAATCCTTGACAGTTTGTAGCTGCAGTATCATTTGATTCAAAGAATACAGCAGATCTGTTTGTTGAAGCAACACCACCACTGAATGAACCACTAGCAACTGTTGGTAAAGATCCACTATATGTAGTAGCTTTGTAGTTTCCGTTATTATCGATTGAATCGATAGTATTAGTTACAGACTTAACACGAACATATGAAGAACCACCTTGGAAGCTACCTGAAATTTCTACTAAGCCTTTTGAAGCGTTGTAAACAGGTTTTGCATCACCTACTACACGAGAAATGTAGTTTGGTTGAGATGGGTCTAATGATAAGTTTGAGAAAGTTTCTAAAATGTTTTTGTTATTTGTGTTGTCATCACCACGACGAACTACTAATGTAAATGTACCTTTTGTAGTACTTACATTGCTCACTTCCCAACGTACATTCTCTAATGTACCGTTTGCTAAAGCGCCAGATACTTCAGAACCACTGTTGTTTGCGATATCACCCCATTGAGTAGCTTCTAATACGAAAGAAGCTGTACCTGCTGTTGCAGATGTAATTGATGAACTTGCGTAAGTATCGTAAGAAGAACCACTGATGATTTTTGTTACTAGTAATGAGTTTCCACCATTGTTGAAGTATTCTTTAGCAGCTAATGAAGTAAAATATTCATAGTAGTTACTACCACTCTTGAATATATCACCAAAAACTGATAAATATTCACTATATGATGTTACAACTGTTGGAGCTAAAGGATTACCTTTAACTGTAGGTCCAACAATAGCAGCACCAACTTCTTGAATACCTCTTTGTACTAAACTCTTATCGTTTTCGCGAGTGAAAACGCCAGGAGAGATAATTTTTTCTGCCATAGTATTTTTTAGTTAAATTGATTTGAATTATTCTGACAATAAATATTCGGAGAAATACGTAACCGCCTAGCCTTATGCTAGGATCTCACCAGTTTGTACATCTAGAGTTCCTTCTCCATATGTTTCACGAACCTTAATAAGAAATTCGTTTTGGCGCGTTTCGGCGGACTTTATGTCAGCATATAGCCCCGTTAAGTCCTGATCAATTAATTTTAATTGCTCTTCTAATTCGTGTTTATTGTATTGTAGCTGGCCAATTTCAAATACTGTATCTGAATATTGTTCACGCATTGCGATAAGTTCAGCTAATTCCTGTTCTGTTAATTTCTTATTCATATTATTGTTCCCATTTATGTTTTGGACAACTATCCTTCATTGGACTAAATACCTTTTTAGCTAACGGACATCCACAAGCATTACAATACCAAAAATTCATTACATCTTGGTGTGTTTTATGCTCACAACCATCACATACAGCTAAACGATGTTCAGCTATTGATTTTTGTTCTGGTGTTGGATTTGCTGCTGCTATCCATGCTTTGCCTATTTCTACTAATTTATTCATATAACTTTATTTAATAAAGAAAAGCCCCTAAATTAGAGGCTATTTCTTTGTTTTATATAGAGGGATTAGTCTTCAACTTTAATCAATTGGAAGAATGTTTGGTAGTTGCCTTCTGTTTCTACATGAGCGAAATCGCTGATATTGAAAGGCTTATACTCTAATTCTCTTTCTTGATTTAACAAATCGTTGTATTCCTTTTGAAATTCAAAGAAATCTTTGTTTGGTTCTGCTTTGAATTTTGGGTTACCTTCTTCGTCGACACCATCTTCTACCTTGATAGATGGAGATAGTTGGTATCCACCACTTTCATCTGTTGAACCATACTTCATAATTAATTCATCACGAAGTTTGTTAATTGATTCTTTTTCAGAAGTCAATTTTTTATTTAAATCAGTGATCCAATACTTAGTGATCATGTTAAGTTTTTCACCTAATAAACCTTTAGAAATTGCTTCACCTGTTTGTTGGTTTACTAAACCATTAATTTCAGCTTCGAGATTTAAAAACTCGAACAATTTTAGACTAATTTTTTCCATAACTTTCTTTATATTTTATTTTGTTTTCTTTGTTGCTTTTGTTTTTGGAGATGGTGCTGCTTTTGGAGCTGCTTGTTTTTTTGGAGCTTTAGCTTTAGCTTCTTTTACAACTTCTTTTACTTCAGCAACAACTTCTTTAACTGCTTCGATTTTTGATTCGATTGCATCAGGAATGTTGTTGTTGTTTGTGTCAGCAATCTTACCTTTTCTCATTAGAACAAAGGTAACAGCGGCTGCAAGTACTAATACGATAATAAGTGTTAACATGTTTTATATTTTTTTGTTCGTATATAAATATATAACAGAGTCCAAAAACCGCAATCTTATAAAGAAGAAAGACGAGTTTCTACTTCCTGTCTAGTAGCGATAAATGCTTCTTCTGTCGATTCTTCAATAATATTATTAGTTAAATCTTCAGCTATTTTATCATAAAACGGGGCTGGTGCAGTAACGCGTATTGAACATTCATTAGATTCGTTCATTAAAACGATAACTTTTTGTGTTTCGGTATCTACCGATAAGTGCATTTGATTCTTTCTGTAATAATTTATCATAAATTTTTATTTTATATATTAAACAACCCCGCCATTACAGTCATAACATCCATAATAATAACATGGGTTTGGATATGCTTCACAACCAAATCCACAATCACAGACATAATTCTGCATAATTGGACATAAATATGAGTTATACTCTTGAGTAGTGTAAGTGGAACAACTACCATTAGCAATTATTTGAGTCCAAGTAGTACCATCACAAAATTGTTCTAGAACTGTACCATTAGCTGGGCAGGTTTGGTTTCGGACATAACTTATTGAAGAATAAGGCTTTACGCCCCCTATTCCGAAAAAGTTAGAGGCATTATCTTGTGATACATATAATCCACCTAATGAAGGGTCGTTATTAACAGCATATATTGTAGCAGCATCTGAGCTTACTGCTAATCCTGTCCAAGAACCATTAACTATATTATTGTATGGATAGTATCCAGTTCTTCCCCACCCCCATGACCAGTTATTATAATTAACTGGCCCTCCTATAAAGTTTTTTGCAATGAAACCACAATTAGAAGAATTACTATTTGGTTCTACTGTAGCTACTGTATTGTTACCTAGATTATCTGTAGCAATATTAGAAAAATTAAAAGGGCTACTAATATTAGCTGAACCAAGACCAGGTATTGTAACTGTTATTTGTATTGGTACAAAAGTGTATCCACCATCATCTGATCTATATAAATGTGTGTTATTTCCAGCTAACCAAATTCTACTACCATCACGGTTTATTGTTATGCATGTCCAAGAAGTTGATCCACCTCCATATCCTATATTAGATTGAAGCCAGCCTTGATTATTACTTATCTGACTTTTTGTTGTTCTCCAAACTGTACCATCTGAGGCTGCTGCAACAATTATATTTCCTGTAGCACTTACTGCAACGGCTTTCCAATCTCTTATTCCAGGAGCAGTTGATTGATTAAAGTTATTAAAGTAAGTACCTAAATTATAATAGATATATCCATTTTGAGTTACAACAACTACAGTGGATGCTGTTTCATCCATTGCTATAGCAACTGGGTTGTGAGTTGGAGTAATACCAGAAGTGATAGGGTAAAAAGATGCACCATAATTTAATGATCTTTCGATTTTTCCTGCAGCTTCTGGGACTGAGAGGTTTCTAATTGCATATATGTAAATACCATCTGTACTAGCTTTAGCCTCAATCCAATCTCTACCTACTGTGTGGAAAGGAGTCATGGTTATACTATTTTCTCCTCTAGATACTTCTATTATTCCAGTTCCATATCCAGATTGTGTAGCTATTACACTACCAGGTCCAACAGGACATAAGTTATCAATACTCGAAATAACACCATTAAACACAGTTACATATCTAGTTCCTTGTGTTAAATAATCAAATGTAGAATATATACCATTGGAAGCAGTAGAAGTTCTTTTAGCATTAGTCCAAACAGGACAATTTACACTAAGTGGAGAACAATAAGAATATAATGTTGCGTTATTTGCCATATTTTAATTTTAACATTGTATACACCCACAATTACCATCACCACCACAAGCATGATATGGGTTGTTTACTGAATAACATCCTTCATAAATATAAGTTATAAGGGTCCATGCTTTAATATAATAGTTTGTGTTTGCTTGGACAGTAAATGTATATCCATGTTCTGATAGACTTGGGCCTGTTGGTTGGTATGGTTTAAATATAGAATAATCATGTATTAAAGTTCCATTTGCGTATACCTCCATGAATCCATATCCATCAGCGTTCCAAGATCCTCCACCATCAGCTAATCCGAAATTTGCTTGAACGTAAATACTATTTCCCACTTTAACAGCAGAATTCATTTGAGGAGAATACTGTGGTCCTCCAAAATACAACCAATCTAAATTACCACCCGGATCTAATCTTAATGGAGATCCATTTACATACCCTCCTAAATCACAGTTTAAATAAGGATTACCTTCTTGATTCATCTCAAAAATAAGAGATGAACTACCACCAGAGTCTGATAATCTTACAGCATTTATGTAGTTGTAATTACAAGTAAGCCATGGAGAAGGACCTGAATATAAAGTTCCATTAATTTCCCAACTACTATTAGGTATAAAAGCTCCATCTGGAGAGTCTCCGGTATAAACCTGAACTCTATTAGCTACTTCTTGACGAGTTAAACATCTATTAGTGGCAGGAATGGTTTGGCCTGGTTTTAAGCTAACTAAATTAGCCGTTACCATTTCTTGTAACTCATTTCCCGTTATTTGGTAATTGCCACTTTTCATTATTTAGATTCTAATTCTTTTATTCTAGCTTCTAATTGTTGAATTGCCTTTATCAATACCCCCACTGTTGATGGAACATCCATCGTATTTTTCTTTGGAGTAGATAGATCTGATGGAGTATCTTCAGCTATAAAACCAATGTGAGGTCTATTATCTTTATCATCTTTATAATTAAATGATACTACATTAACTTTATTTAATATAGCTAAAGCATCACTTTCATAAGGAATTATATTATATTTTAAATAGCGAGAAGAAATCTGATAAAATCCTTCAGCTTCAATAGTATTTCCACTTACTCTAATTTGTGAGTTAGTTGTGGCTCCAGTTGAGGTACCGTTACTGATCAATAATCTATCAGCAGTTGAAGGTGAAATAGCGTTAAATCCAGGACCTGTTGGACCTTGGTTTCCTTGAGGGCCTTGGTTGCCTTGAGGACCGGCACCTGTAGGTCCCTGACGGCCTTGGAAGCCTTGATCACCTGTACCTGTAGGCCCCTGACGGCCTTGATCACCTTGGTCTCCTTTATTACCTTTATCTCCTTGATCGCCTTTGTCGCCTTTTAAACCTTTATCTCCTTGATCGCCTTTGTCGCCTTTTAAACCTTTGTCTCCTTGATCACCCTTATCTCCTTTTAAACCTTTATCTCCTTGATCGCCTTTGTCGCCTTTATCTCCTTTAAATCCTTGATCGCCTTTGTCGCCTTTATCTCCTTTAAATCCTTGATCGCCTTTATTTCCTTGGTCGCCTTTATTTCCTTGGTCGCCTTTATTTCCTTGGTCGCCTTTATTTCCTTGGTCGCCTTTGTCGCCTTTAAAGCCTTGAAAACCTCTATCTCCTTGGTCGCCTTTATCGCCTTTTAAACCTTGTAAACCTTGAACTCCCAGACCTTGGAAACCTTGAAATCCTTGGTCGCCTTTATCACCTTTATCTCCTTTAAAGCCTTGGTCGCCTTGGTCACCCTTATCGCCTTTAAAGCCTTGGTCGCCTTTTGGTCCTTGGTTACCTTGATCTCCTTTGAAACCCTGGTCGCCTTTAGGACCTTGAGCTCCTTGGTCACCTTTGAATCCTTGGGGGCCTAAAGGACCTTGGTTACCTTGGTCACCCTTATCACCTTTAAGTCCTTGGTTACCTTGAGGACCTAAAGGACCTTGATTACCTTGGTCACCTTTATCTCCTTTAAAGCCTTGATCGCCTTTAGCACCTTGAAGACCAGTATCTCCTCTATCACCCGTTCTTGCGAATGTAACAATTATATCTAAATCATTAGTAAGTGAACTTACTCCTGATAACCATGTAACAGGTACTTCGAAATAGTTTGTATTATGAGTATGATTTCCAGTTATTGCAAATAAAGCAAAGTTTGTTGTACTACCTTTTTCAGAAACTGTAAAGTGTCCTTTAATTGCTGATGTAGAATCATCTACTGTTTGTAAATAGTTGTATACAGAAACACTAGCATCATCAGTTTCACTTATATATAAAAATGAAGCTGACGGTAATGATGAATTATTGAATTTTAATTTTCCATTTCCAGGAATTGTATTTGATGTGTTTGTGCTGAATGTATAATCAAAAGCAGCACCACCAAAGTTACCTGTTAAACCTTGATGTCCTTGATCACCTTTAGGACCTTGAGCTCCTTGAGCCCCCGTGCCTTGAAAACCTTGGTCGCCTTTTGGGCCTTGATTTCCTTGAGGACCAGGAATTATAGAATCATTACCTATTGAGCCTTGAAAACCTTGGTCGCCTTTAGGGCCTTGGTTACCTTGGTCACCTTTATCTCCTTTATCGCCCTTATCACCTTTGTCACCTTGGTCTCCTTTATCGCCTTTAAAGCCTTGGTCGCCTTTAGGACCTTGATTTCCTTGGTCACCTGTATGGCCTTGAAAACCTTGATCGCCTTTAGGACCTTGATTTCCTTGGTCACCTTTGAATCCTTGTTCACCTTTAGGACCTTGAGCTCCTTGATCACCTTTTAGCCCTTGGTCACCTTTGAATCCTTGAAAACCTATAGGACCTTGATTTCCTTGAGGACCAGCTTGTCCTTGATCACCTGTAGTACCTTTTTCTCCTTGACTTCCTTTATCACCTTGAATGCCTTGAGAACCTGTAGTTCCCTGTATACCTTGTGCACCTGCATCTCCTTGATCGCCTTTATCACCTTTGGTACCTTGTGAACCTTGAACTCCAACAGGACCTTGATTACCCTGAGCGCCTTTATCACCCTGGTCGCCTTTATCACCTTTAGTACCCTGTGAACCTTGAACGCCAATAGGACCTTGATTACCCTGTGCACCCACAGCTCCTTGAACACCTTGAGAACCTACAGTCCCCTGAATACCTTGTGCTCCTTGAGCCCCGTTAGCTATTGATATTTGTGATATACTGCCACTTAGTGATGTCCAGTTGTCATCCATTTCCTGCCAGGTAAGCGGACGTCCTAAATCTGATCTTAAAGATAAAGCCATAATTTTTTTGAATTTGTCACGTATAAATATGAAAGGGGATGATCACTCATCCCCTTCTAAAAATATATATTAATATCTAATTAACAATCTTGGTAGCTACCTGTACCGAACACTTCATCAACTTTTTCTTTCAATTTAGCATAACCAAATTCGAAAATGTTTGCGTCTTCTACTTGAGAAAAATCTGGGATCATTACAGTTACGCTTTCAGAAACTGTAGTTTCTACGTTAGTATAAGTAATACTTCCTGATTCACCAATACTTTGAGAAGGCATGCTTACTGTTCTGTAAACAACACTTTGAGATGCAACTCTTAAATCAACGTTTAAATTGTCACCAATTTGTTGGTTACGAGCTATTGCTCCACCCATTCCAGGACCTGGATATAAATTAGATGATGAAGTTGCTGCTTCAGTGTTTAAGAATAATTGAGTTTGGAAATTAGCGAATCCACCTTTTTGAACGTTATAGTTCGTAATACGAAGATATGCTTCACTTGTGATACCTAAATCAGTACCAATTTGCTTTGTAATTTTGATTGCCATTTTTATGTTTTTTTACGTGTATAAATATTAACGATAATGTTCTCCCCCAAGCCATAACACAAATGATCTGCGAGTTCCCACAGTTACTGGTGAAACTCGATGCATCATATATGAAGGAAATATAACTACTGTACCTTTGCCGCGTGGAGCCGTGATGTGTTCTTTACCACCTTGCCAAATATCTAAATCACCACCCTCATATTCGCTAGGATCGGATAATTGGACTGTAATAGACACTTTACGGAGCGATAACATCCCAGGTCCAATATCTTGGTGCCAAATGTAGTGACCACCTTCTGAAGCGTAGTATTCAGTGTATTGTATTTGTTCTGGCGCTGATTGTAGGTCAAATTCCCATAAAGCACTATTTGCTTCAACAGCCATGTCCATTAGTTTACTATATAACCAATTCCACTTCATGTTTTGTGGAATCCATTTAATAGAAGATGAACGTGCTTCTTTGTTATCACCACCAATAGTGGTAGCTTCTACAAAATCAATATCATCTACATCTTTATAAATTCTATCTAATTCTTCACTATTAAAACCATTATTAAAGTAGTAGTAATTTTGAAGATCAACATGTTTCTTAGGAAACAAATAACCTGTTTGTACCATTATTTATATTTTTGTTGTAATTCGTTTATTATTCTATCAAAGTGATGAACTTCTACTTGTAATTGAGGTTCATACGGTTTGCTTGTTTTGCTTAATTCACCAACTGCTTTTAAATTTCTAATATTATAAACTTTACGTTTAAAATGATTATTATTTAACCAATAAAATATATCATCACCAAAATATATTTTTAAATCTGATGGTATTGGTTCATAGTGTGCTTTAGGCATTATCATCATGCAACCAAATCCTAAACTACGGCAAGTAGCCTCTTCTAATTCCCATATTTCATCGTCTTGATTTAACGTTTGAGTGAGGTTTCTGTTGGCATCAAAGCCTATCATTCCATACTCGGGAAAACGAGGGATATTAGCATATAACGTTTTTAAATTAATTGTTATATCGTCGTTTAATAAGCATATAGTATCGTACTTAGCCATTTCTACACCTAAATTCCAGGCAGGATTGACAAATATGTTTTCTTGTTGCTTAACAATAGTCATATTATCTGATGTAATATTATAGTCGCTATTTGCGTTATCTATAATAATTAACTCCATACCATCTAAATTGCAATAATTAAAATCACGAATGGTATTGTAAATACAATCTGATTGCCATAATGTTGGGAT